GAAGGTATTGCCGAGCGCCTGCGGCGCTGCGGAGACGCCCGTCGTCGTCCTGACGCGGGAGAAGGGGCGAAGCTGCCGCCCGAGGCGGCGCTCGAGCACCAGAGCGGCCTTGTCGCGGCCGTCCTTGTCAAGCCAGGGCCCGTAGACCCGGCGGCCGATGGTGAAGCCGTACTTGCCGCCCACGCGCACACGACGGGCGAGGCGCTGGTTGGCGGGGGAGAGGCTCTTGATGGCCTTCTCCCGGCCTGCCTTGGTGCGCCAGGGCCCGTAGAGCTTGGGCGTGACCTTGGGGTCCTCGAGGTAGAACTCGCGCACTACTGACGGCTGCGCGTGCCGGAGCTCCGGCGATACCACGAGCGTCGCGCCGGCGAGGCTGCGCACGCGGCGGGCGACCATGTCGGAGGTGTTTCCGCCGATGGTGTTCCAGACCGACCCGTCGGCGCTTGCCGGAGAGACGAGCATCTCCACGTGCGTGCCGCACCACACGATCAGGGCCCCTGGCACCGGCGTCTTGGTAACCCAGCCCTTCTCGCGCCCGCGCCGGCAGATCTCAGCAGTGGCCGGGTGGCTCACGTCTGTCACGCCCGCCTCGCGCAGCCAGGCGCTGCACGCCATGCCGCACCAGGGCTCGTAGCGCATGGACCAGTACCGCTCCCACTTGGTGATCGGCCCGCCTCCGTCGTCGTTACTGCCCGGAGGCTTCTCGCGCACGCCGACGTAGCGGGCGGCCGTAGCCACGACCCGCTGATTCGCTGTCACTGCCTTCTTCCTTTCGGTTAGAGGAAGTACCCAAGGAGCGCGCCCAGGGCGACCAGCCCGGCACCGCTCATGAATGTCCAGATGCGCGCGGCCACCACGTCGTGCCTCGTGTCGTCGTCGGCGATGTCACGCTCTGCGATGCGCGCCTTGGTCTCGAGCTCGCCGATACGGTGCTCGGCCTTTGTCACGCGGCCGTTCTGGATGGCGACCTTCTCCGACAGGCCGGAGACGCGCTCGGTGAGCACGTCGATGCCGCCCTGAATCTGCGCGTGCGCGGTCGCGCTGTTGCGCTCGATGTCGCCCAGGCGGGTGAAGATCGCTTCGAGGCGCTGCTGGTCTGTCATTGGGCTATGCGGTGCCCATGTCGTAGACCGCGAGATACGCGGGCGCCGTGCTGTTGTTGACCGTGTAGGTCGCAGCATCTCCGCCTGAGCGACCGAATCGCAGCTTGAGCGTCGTGCTCCCAGCCGTCAACGTCAACGGCTTGCTCTCGCAGTCGATGGTGTGCAAGTTGCCGCCACCGGCTGTGAAGTGCGTGATCTCGCGCGCGTAGACAGTCGATCCAGCGCTGTCAGTGATCTGCAGGGTCTGGAGTGCCGGCGAGCCGGCAGATGAGGACACCACGGCGAAGCCGACGAGCACGTAGTAGCGGCTTGCAACCGCTGTGAACGTGACAGAAACGCCAGTTACATCGGCCACAGTAGTGATGCTTGTCTGATCGGACGACGATGCCTCGTCGAGCACGACCATTCCCCGTGGCAGGTAGTTGTATTCGGTGGCCGTCAGGACCGATCCGGCCGTGGCGAGTGCGGCAATGGGCATCTTGTGCTCCTAGTAGGTGAACCGTGGATAGACCTGCTCGACCCACGCGCCTGCGGATCGCAGGAAGTAGCGGCCGGTGTCGGTCTCGAAGATGTAGTCGCCGTTGCTCGGCGAGCTGGGCCTGGTGCCCGAGGTGCAGATCGTGAACGTGGCCGTGCCATCCGGCGGCGCGAACACGACCGGCGTGCTCGCGCCGGTGCTGGCGAACGTGATCGCGGCGTTGCCGTACTTGCTCAGCGTGAAGCGGGTGATGAAGCGGTTGCCGCCGTCAGAGATCTCGTGCTCGATGGCCTCGATGATGTAGTCGCCACTCGTGCCGGCCACGGTGTCGTTGACCGTCACGCGGTCCTGCAGCTCGCGGGTGAGCTGCTGGGTGAGAGCGGTCACAGAGCCAGAGTCGAGCTCGACGGTCACCGGCGTCTCGAAGTCCTGGCGCAGGTTGGTGATGTAGCTCGCCAGCTGCAGCGCGACGTCGTCGCTCGCCAAGTACGACGAAGAGATGTTGCCCCCCGACGACACGCCGAACAGCGAGATCGAGACGTCGTTCGAGGCGGTCTGCGGCCGGCCGGTGGCGTTGCCGGTCGCAGGGTCCTCGCGCTGCACGGTCTGACGATTGATGAGCTTGTCGAGCTGGAAGCCGGGGTTGCTCTTGATCGCGGCGTCGGTGATGGTCGACGCGGAGCTCGTGCGGTGCCAGCGGCTGTCGCGCTCCTCATACGTGGCGATGCCGTCGCCTGACATGTAGAACACCCCGCGCTCAGCCTCGAGCAGCTCCTCGATGATCCCGAGCGCGCTCTTCGTGCCGTCCACATCGCGCGCGGTGATGGTGTCGCCGGTGTCGAGCGTCGTGCTGCGCGTGCCGGTGTTGGTGATGCCGCCGCGCCTGAGCGTCGGGTCGTTGAAGTCGATCGCGTCGAGCAGTCGGCCGATGAAGCCGCCGGTGGTGGTGCTCTCGGTCGCCATCAGCCGATCCTCAGGAAGCCGGTCGCGGCCCTGGTGGTCGATCCCGATGCGGTTGCGGTGTCGACCACGTCATCGGCTGCCGCCTCAGTCGCCTCATCGCCGTCCTCGGTGGGGGAGACCGCTGCGATGGTGTCGGGGTTCTTCGGGTTCACCCGGCTCAGCCACAGGAACAGGTCGACGCAGCTCACGCTCAGCTTCCCCACGGTGCCGGTCATCTCGAAGTCCGCCGACTGGATGAAGCCGTAGAACAGGCCGTAGGTGGTGCCGGAGTAGGTGGCGCGCACGCGCACCGGCCGCATCGGGATGAGTCCAGGCACCTGCTGCACGAGCGCGGAGTCGGGGTTCTGCGGGTTGAACTTCCCGGCATCCGCGGGGTCGCAGAGCGTGAACTGGCACGTGCCGGCCTGCATGTTGGTGAGAAGGTCATCCCGGCCGCGGCGGATGCGAAGGTCCTCGGCGAACTCGGTCACGTCGTCGAACGGGCCGTCGAAGAACTGGCTGAACTGAGATCCGAACACGCCGAGCGTCTGCACGGTGCCGTTCACGTTCTGGAATGAGAAGTCGAACACGAGCAGGTTCGCCAGGGACCCGGTGAACCCGATCTCGACCTTCCACGTCGGGACCGGCATCAGTACGCCACGCTCACCAGGCGGTTGAGCTCAGGCTGGATGACCCGCGCGGCCTCACGTGCGTCGAGCACGCCGTTGAAGGTGAGGTTGACCACCATCGACCGGCCGCCACCACCGGCGAGCTCCAGCGCCTCAGCCAGCGCCTGGCGGCCAGATGGCCGCTCGAGCGGGATCACGGCCTCATCGCCGGCCTCGCCGACAAGGCTGTTGACGGGCCCAGTGAAGATGCCGCCGATCGCTGCCGGCCGCGGGTTGTCCCTGAGCCATGCCTGTTGGCGACGCTTGAGCAGCGCCTGCTCGGCAGGCGTGATCTTGGTCCCGCCCTGCGAGCCCGGCCTCTTGAAGTCGGCAGCCAGGTCGTCGAAGGCGCGGTCGCGGCGTGCGGTCCAGTTGGCGACCGGGTCGAGCACGGCCGGCACGTTCGCCGGCGGTCCCTGCGTGTCGATGCCGAGCGCACGGCCGACCGCGGCAATCAGTGCGCCAGGCGCGCCGGTGATTCCGGCGGCGATCCCCTCGAGGATCTTCACGCCGATGTCCTTGAGTGCCTGTGCCCAGTCGCCGAGCTTGTTCACAAGCGCGCCCGGGAACCCCTTGATGTTGTCCCACGCAGCTGCTGCCAGGCCGGTGATGCCGCTGGCGATCCAGCCGATGACCTTGCCGCCGATTGTCGGCAGTCCCTCATCGCCGGTGAACCATCCGACCACCAGGCGACCAAGTGCGGCCGGGAAGCCGATGATCTTGTTCCACACCGCCTGCGCGAGGCCGGAGACGCCGGAGACGACGAAGTCGACGACCTTGCCGCCGATGTCGACCAGGCCGCTGAACCAGCCGGCGACCAAGCCGATCAGCGCCTTCGGCATCTGCGCGATCTTGTCCCAGATCGCCTGCGCCAGTCCCGAGACGCCGGACACGAGCCCCGAGACCACGCTCTTGCCGATGTTGAGGAGTCCCGTCGCCCAGCTGCCGACGTTGGCGGCCAGATCGGTGACCAGGTTCTTGATCGCATCCCACACCTTGACGGCGATGTCCTTCGCGCCTTCGGCGATCTTCTCGATGATGTCGGCTCCGAGCTTGATCGCCTGCACCGCGATGAACGTCGGCAGGGCCAGCACGCTCTTGAGTCCGGCCTCGAGGAGGTTCTTGAGCACCTCTCCGATCTTGGAGAGGAACCCGCCCAGGTCGCCGCGAAGCAGCGCGCCGATGGCCTCGATCGCGGACTTGACCGCGTTGAAGATCGGCATCAGGACGCTCTTGAGCACTCCGCCGACGCGGTTCACGATGTCGCGGAACGTCTCGGACTTCTTGTAGGCGATGACCAGCGCCGCAGCCAGTGCCACCACGCCGGCCACGACGGCGACGACCGGGTTTGCCAGGAAGGCGATGTTCAGCAGCTGCACCGCGCCGGCGACTGCCCTGGCGATCATCAGCAGCTTGAAGCCGACGTACAGGCTGGCCAGCACCGCGACCAGCGCGACCGCCACCGGCCTGTTCTCGTTGAGGAAGCGGAAGATGGCGCGCACGGCCGGGTAGGCCACGTTCCAGATCGCCTGGCCGACGCTCATCAGCACGTCGAACATCGCCTGCAGAGCCTTCTCGATCTGGGGCCAGTTGCGCTCAGCCCAGTCCATGATCGCCATGAGCACCGGCATGAGCCTCGCGGCAACGCTCTCGGCCACCTCCTCGAGGCGCGCCTTGAGAATGTTCAGCCTCCCGGAGAACGTCTTGCCCGCGGCCTCGGCAGATCCGCCGAACTGGGTCTCAAGCTCCTTGAGGATCATCTTCTGAGCACCCATGACGTTCCCGGACTCGACCATGTCCTTGATCAGGTCCTTCTGTTCCTTCGAGAACTGCACGCCGGCACGACCAAGGGCGCTGACTCCCTTGACAGGGTCGTTCAGCGCCTTGCCGAGCATCATGGCCGAGGCGGTTGGGTCCTTCCCCATGGCCGTGCTCATGTCGGCCATGATCTGGGTCGTCTGATTGAAGATGTCGTTGCCCGCGCCGGCCTCGTTGCGGATCTTGGTGAACGTGAGCAGCAGGTTCGACCCCTGCTTAATCGCCACGTCGTCGATGCCGGTTTTCTTCTCGATCGCGTCCGCCATGGACCCGATCTGGGCCGCGGAGATCTTCGCCGCGCCGCCGGTCGACTTGATGGCCGCGGCGGTCTGCGCGTCGGCCTTCTCGTGCTCCATGAGCGACGAGATGCCCGTCTTGAGCGCCACGACGAACGCGCCACCAAGCGCCGCAGCAGCGCCGATGACCGCCTTGTCCATGACGCCGACGGCCTTCTGCGCCTTGGCGAGGCCGCCCTCGAGGTCATCGCTGGCCTCCTTCGCCTGGCGGAAGCCGCGCACCATCGCGCCGGCATCTGCGAGAAGTGCGACCTCGACCTTCGGCTGGCGTGCCACTAGCTGCCGTCCTTGTTCATGCGCTTGATGTCCTCACCCAGGTCACGCACTTCTTCGGGGGTCATCAGCTCCATCTCCCAGGGCCTGAGCCCGTAGATCCTCAGGAGTCCTGGGTTCCAGGCGCTTCGGATGCCGGCGAGCTCTCGCCGCTGTCCTCTGCGCCGTCGGTAGGGTCCAGGTCGCCGTCGGGGTCGTCGATGCTGATCGCCGTCCCCGGGAGCTGCTCGAGCTCATCCAGGGAGACCTCCTCGCCGGCGCGCTGGGTCGCCACGTAGGCAAGCGCGACCGGGAACATGATGCTCTGCATCCCTTCGTCCCAGCGTGCGGCCGGCACGCCAGTCACGCGCTCGATGGTTGCGAGCTCCTTGTAGGAAAGCTGCTCGAACTGGGGCACCGGGTAGCGCCTCTCCCCGTCAGGCCGGGAGATGATGAGCTCTGCCACTTCTGTCCTTTCAGTTGAGTCCGATGTCCCGGAGGAACTTCTCCGAGAACGCGACGAACTGCCTCTCGACTTCGCTGAACTTGTTGACCAGGGCGGGGTAGAGCACCGCGTTCGGTCCGTACTCCCCGAACTCGCCCTGCGCGCGGCCGCCCTGGCGCAGGTTGGCCCCGATGCGGCTGCGCCTGCGGATCTCGGTCATGCCTCCGCCGGACAGCAGCTGCACGTCGCGGCCGCCGTACTCGTAGACGCCGGGATAGCGATACCCGTCGGGGTACTTGCGGCTCTTGCGCGTTGCCTTGCTCTGCACGAACAGGCCCTGCTGCGTGACCGACCCGGCGATCTTGCGCGCCATTGTGCCCTTCGAGAGCGTCGTGAAGCGTCGCCGAGCGATCCTGCGCGCGTCCTCGGCCACGATGTCACCGATCTCCTTGAGCGCCGGCCTCATCAGCTGCTGGTTGATCGACTTCTCGCTACCTGGCGCTGCGATCTTGTTGAGATCACGCTGCAGCGCGGACAGACCCTTGACCTGCAGGGTCTGCCCGGTCGCACTTCCTGTGAGGCGGTTTGCCACTGCTAGACCGAGGCGGTGTCCGCGGTCTGCACCTTGACCGAGATCGGCTGGTCGGTGCCGTCGTAGAGCGCCTTGAACGGCAGCTCCACGCTCACGACGTCCGGGCCGGCGATCGACGGCGTCGCACCGTCGAAGCGCACGTCCGGAAGGTCGATCTCGACGTAGGGGAAGAACGTCGACTCAATCGCGGTCGCGGCCGTCCACTTGGCGTTGACCGCCGCCACCGTGCCGTTCACGAAGCGGTTGTAGTTGGTGAGCGAGTCGAACTCGACCGTCATGGTGCCGGTGATCTCGGTCATGCCGGCGATGATCGGCTCGCTCATCGTGGCCGCGCCAAGGAAGTAGCGGTCGCTCTTGTGGTTGTTGGCCACGGTGACCGAGAAGTCGGTCACCACGCCGACCGTGCTCGAGGCGATCGTGATCGTGCCCTGCGTCCAGTTGAACAGCTGCACGCCGGTCGGGTAGCTCGCTGAGGCCAGCGACTCAGACGTCGTCTCGTCCTCGGCGACCATCTCGCACTCGACCACCAGGAACTCATCCACGCTGTTGTTGAACGTGATCTGGTCGATCTTGCAGCCGGTGTAGCTGAACGGGTTGACT